GTCAAGGTCTATGCTTAATGTTAGCGCGGCACTTTTAAGAACCGGGAAAATAGTTATGACAATTGAACGTGAAAAATATGGCGGCCCTGTTAGCTTTAGCTGTGACGGCGACAAATGCCATGAAGTAATTAATACAGATTATGCAGACTTTAAACAAGCTTTAATTGAAGCCAAAGCTGAAGGTTGGAAAACTGTTTTAATTTGCGATGAATGGATGCACTTTTGTAAAGATTGCAAACCGTGATTGATTTAAACGATCATATTGAGCGTAAAAAGCTAGTACTGCAAATACAGTCTGACATTGACGCATTTTGTAAAGTTGAATTTACAGAGGATAACAGAACGCATCTTGGTGCAAGTATCATTGGCAATGAATGCCAAGCATATTCTTGGAATACTTTTCGCTGGCTTAATCAGGAAAAATTTAGCGGTCAATTGTTAAGACTTTTTAATCGCGGTCATACTGAAGAGGCTAGGTTTATTCGCTGGCTTGAAGGTATAGGCTTTACAGTGTGGGAAACCGACCCTGAGACTAAAGCACAATTCCGTATCAGCGGAGTTAACGGCCATTTTGGCGGTTCGTTGGACAGTATTATGCGCCCGCCCGCCCGATATAACTTGCCCGATTTAGCTTGGCTAGGCGAATTTAAAACTCATAACGAGAAAAGCTTTACTAAGCTAGCTGGCAAAAAGTCTAATACTTCAATTCCTCGCATTGGCGGCGAAGGCGTTAGACTTTCTAAGCCTGTGCATTGGCGGCAAATGTGCAGTTACGGACGCGCTTACAACTTCACGCATGGCCTATACTGTGCAGTTAACAAAGATACAGATGAATTATATTTTGAAATAGTTACAATTGATTATCATGAAGCCGATGATTTATTTCGTAAAGCTGAAAGTATTATTAATTCTCAGCGCCAGCCGCCTAAGATAGCTCAGAGCGAAGCTTTCTTTAATTGCAAGTATTGTCACGCTTTCAAAGATATTTGTCACAAAGGACAATTGCCCACAAAGAATTGCCGCTCTTGCGTCAACGCTCGCCCTATAGAAAATGCCGAATGGTTTTGTGACAGATGGAATAACACTATTCCTAAAGACTACATTAAAACCGGCTGCGATGAATGGAAGGCTATTATTAATGGAATATAGCATAAAAGCTATACCTACTAAGTATAATGGGGTCAATTTTCGTTCCCGTTTAGAAGCTCGTTGGGCAGCATTTTTTGATTTAGTTAATTGGAAATGGCAATACGAACCGTTGGATTTAGACGGTTGGATACCTGATTTTTTAGTAGAATTTCCGTGTAGTCATTCGGAATGTTATGGTAGTCATAAATTATTTGTTGAAATTAAACCAATTGAAGGTAATAGTAAATATTTAGAAAATTACGCTAAACAGCATCCTATGAACAAATATTTTGATAAATGGAAAGAGCCTAATGGTGCGTTGTTTGGTTTAAATCCAGATAACACAATTTGGACTATGTGTCATGGCTCAGGCGGTGGTTATTTTGAAGTTTCAACTTTTATCCGTTGGGACTATTATTGGATAGAAGCCGGAAATATTATTCAATGGAAACCTAAAAATGCCGCGTAAAACAATAGATGAAGCCGGCAACCGATACGGACGGCTAACTGTACTTAGTATTGCTGGAATACAACTGCAAAGCTTTCATACTCAATGGCTGTGCAAGTGTGATTGTGGTAAAACTAAAGTAATTAGTGCAAATAGGTTAAGAAGCGGAACAACTAAGTCATGCGGTTGTCTTAAGACTAAGGCGGGAAAGCTAGCGTACTATGGTACTGCATGAACGCCGCTGGTATCAGACTGAAGCGGTAGATGCTTTATTCGATTACTTTGAAACTCATTCGGGAGTTGACGCTAGCGGCTGGCCTAAGAAAGCAAACCCTTTAATTGCTTTGCCGACAGGCACCGGCAAGAGCCACGTTATTGCAGACTTTACTAAAGAGGCAATGCGGCGGTATCCCGGTACTCGCGTATTCATGGCAACCCATGTAAAAGAGTTAATCAAGCAAAATGCGGCGAAGCTTCAAGAGGCTTGGCCGCTCGCACCGCTTGGCGTCTATTCAGCCGGTCTAGGCCAGCGCGACACTATGCAGCCTATTATATTTGGCGGTATTCAATCGGCTGTAAATAAGCCTTTCTTATTCGGGCGGCGCGATTTACTTATTGTAGATGAAGCCCATTTAATTAGTCCTAATGCCGATACTAGTTATCTAAAATTTATTGACTACTTAACCGGCAACACTGAGGATAATCCTAATATAAATCCTTGGCTTAAAGTAATTGGCTTAACCGCTACTCCATATAGGCTTGGCCTTGGCTTAATGACTAACGGCCCTATCTTTACTGATATTGCATATAACCTTTGCACTATAGACGGCTTTAACCGCCTCATAGCTGAGGGCTATTTATCGCCTTTAATCCCCAAACGTACTAGTGTTGAAATTGATTTAACCGGCGTTAGCATAAGTAACGGCGATTATAACGCTGGCCAGTTAGAAACAGCAGCCGATAAGATAACTTATCAGGCATTACAGGAACTTTGCCAGTATGGGTATGATAGGCGTTGCTGGCTAGTTTTTGCCTCAGGCGTAGCACACGCTCGCCATATTTGGGATATGCTTAATAATGCTTTTGGCATCCCAACAGGCTTAGTACATAGCAGTACGCCAGACTTTAAGCGAAGCACTGAAGAAAACGATAGAGACTTAGCAGCTTGGAAACGCGGCGAGCTTCGCGCGATTGTTAACATGAACGCTTTAACTACTGGCGTTGACAATCCTATTATTGATTGCATTGCTATGCTTAGAGCCACAATGTCGCCCGGTTTATGGGTACAGATGCTAGGCCGCGGAACTAGGCCAAGCCCCGGCAAGGTTAATTGTTTAGTGTTAGACTTCGCTGGCAACACTAGACGGCTAGGCCCTATAAATGATCCTGTGATTCCTAAGCCTAAAGGCTCAGGTCCACCGGGCGCGGCCCCGGTTAGAATTTGCGATAAATGCGGAGTTTATAATCATGCTTCGGCTAGAACCTGTATAGCATGTGGGTATGAATTTCCAGTAAATACTAATTATGGCAATACAGCTAGCACCGCTGAGTTGTTGCGCTCGGACTTGCCGCAAATTGAACCATTTGAAGTTAAGCGAATTGTTCTAACTGCCCACAATAGCCGTAGAACCGGACGCGATAGTATTCAAGTTAGTTATTATTGCGGCGGCGCTGTTCCTAGAACCTTCTATCAATACTACAGCGTTGAAAGCTCTAGCCGGTTTTTCCGTCACAAGTCGCGCGATTGGTTTAGGCAAGTTTACACTGGCTATGCAAATGGCGAACACAACTTTAATCCTGAATGGGACGACGACGTTCCGCTAACTAATGCTAAAATAATTGTGCTTAGCACTCGCGGCTTAATACGCCACCCCCCAACTATAAACGTTTGGGTTAACAAAACTCCACCAGAAGTAATGGGATACGAATTTTGACTTGGCAACAAATTAAAAATGGCTCTGGCACAACTGCGATTGCTTGTGAAAATACTAATCGCAAATGGATTTGTATTGAGCAAGATGAAGAATATTCAGCTAAAGCTATTGAACGGATTAAATTACATGGCTTTTGATCGCGCATATAGCGAACAAGTATTAAGTAGCTTGCATAAGTCAATTGAAAGCGCATTAAAACGCGGCGCTGTCTGTTGCCCCAACTGTGAAAATTTTGCAGCTATGCAAGAAACTTGTAAGTTAAATAATAAAAAGCCACCGGCTCCGGTTATTGCTTTTGGCTGTGAGCGATTTGTTTATAATGACATTCCTTTTTGATGCGGATTCATTTTCCTGATCGTTATGAGGCGCACCGGATTAGAGATAAAGATAAACTAACTTTTATGGCTAAGCAATTTGGCTTGACATACGAGCAATTTGAAGCGAACAATTGGAAAACTGACGGAGTAAATGAAATGTCTGAGATTGACGACAATGTGCCTGTCCCTGTAAGCTTCGCTGAAGCGCCAGCGGCCC